AGCAAACGCTGACTCGCATGGACTCATACAAGGTGGAATCAGATTCTGCGATTATTAGTATTGAGAATTATATTGAAAGAAAAAATTTGGTCAAAGATATTGTCTGATGAAATTAACTATATACATTCCTACATACAAAAGAGAATCACTTGATGCTTGCTTAAACAGTATTGCATCGCAACACAATGACCATGTTGAGATTATCGTTTCAGATAATGACCAAGATGGATCCGCAGGAAACATAGTTTATAAATATAAAGATTATGTGTCTGAGTATTCAATTAGAAAACAAAATATTGGTTGTGATGGAAATTGTTTATATGGAATTACAGCTGGTGATGGAGAGTATGTATGGGTTGTTGGGGATGATGACATTATCCTGCCAGGGGCTGTGAACACTATTTTATCAATGCTTGATGGCACAGACCGCATAATGCAATTTGCACCATACTCTGGTGAAGTAGCACCTGGGTTTTCTGGTACAATGGCTGGGTTGATAACTACACTTAATGATAAGTCATACTTAATTGCTGCAACATTAGCAAGCATGAATGTATGGAGAAGAGATGTAATGGATTTTAAAACTGGGGTAAGACACTTGGATTCTAGAAATGTCTTGGCATGGGCTGGTCTTGATTGTAGGACTGTCAGTGTTCCAAGTGTTCCAACGGTTTTAGTTAATGATACTAATCTCTTTGAATTTAGAGAATTTGATCGGGTTATGTTTGAATACTCAGATGCACTAGCTGATGCTAATGGTGTTGAGAGATTTACTTTTCATAATGCAAATAAATGGAATTTCGTTAGCGCTTCATTGGAGAAAAAATGATTGTATATACAGGTGGAACATTTGACCTATTTCATTCGGGTCATAGTAGATTGTTAGAGAGATGCAAGAAAATAGCTGGCGTTGATGGACAAGTGGTTGTGTCGGTTAACCCAAGTGAATTCTGCTCTCAGTATAAAGAACCACCAATTTGTGAATTATTTGAGAGGATGGAAGTCGTATCTTCTTGTAAATGGGTGGATAAAGTTATCATCAATACAGGAGGGGCTGACTCAAAACCTGCTATCCTAGAGTCAAAAGCGGATGTTATTGTTGTTGGGTCAGACTGGGAAACCAAAGACTATTTTAAACAAATGGACTTTACCCAGGAATGGCTTGACGAACATAATATTAAAGTAATCTTTGTTCCTTACAGTGAACATATATCAACAACGATTATTAAATCAAGAATCTTAGACAGAATGTTTCAATAAAGGAGAAATATGTTAATTGTAGATAAGCGTAAAGGGCACACAATGCCCGTTCATGATGTTATTCCAACTCCCAGCATCGGTTTGAATCGGGCTTTGGGTGGCGGACTTAATACTGGTGCGACTCACTTGTTTTGGGGTACGCCATCGGTGGGTAAAACGACTATGTGTTTTCGGATTATTGCCGAAGCCCAAAAGCTTGGGTATCGCCCCGTTATCATTGACTCGGAGTCATCCTACAATGATGAGTATGCTGCCAAGTGCGGGATTAACATTGATGATGTGGTAATCATTCAATCCACCATTGTGGAAGACATCATGAAGAATCTGATTGGATATCTGACGGATGATAAGGAGAAGCATATCTTCTTGTTTGACTCACTGTCTAACATCATCAAGGAAGAGTTCTACGATAAGCCTGAAGGTGGTAAAGCAATGGGCTTGCAGTCACGCTCGCAGGGCTACCTATTGCAGAAGCTGGTGAACTATCTCCATAAGGAGCGCAACATCATGTTGTTTGTTGCTCACCAAACAGTTGACCTAAGCGGAATGTTTGCGGTAACGAAAGCCAAAATGGGCAACACCGTTCACCATAACATGCACAATATCGTCAAATTGTTTCTTTCAATGTCAAAGGGCGAAATGGAGCGTGAGGAGAACAACATGATCACCTCACAGCGAGCGACTTGGACTGTTGAAAAGACAAAACAGATTCCCACAATTGGGGCAACGGGATATTATTATGTTCTGCCACAAGAGGGAAGAATTGATCAAGAGCGTGAGATTATTGATATTGCCATTGAGATGGATATTATTCAACGCAAGGGTGCTTGGTATAACTACGAAGAGAGTAAATGGAATGGTATGGGCTCAATTGAATTGACTGCCAAACAGTCAAAGGATATCCTCAAGCGCATTAATGCATGATATTTTCAATCCATACTGATCAGCATATTAAAGATGCAAACGGTATATTTGGCTATTCCTATGGCTATAACAACATTGTAAAGCATTTCAATCAGTTCACCTATTATGGTAAACAACTAGAAGTCGTTGAGAACAATCCATCTGCTCAGATTCAAATGTTTTATATGGAACCAGAATGGCATCACCATGTAACGGGTCAAGACTTCCGTCAGCCTGGATTTAAAAAGCATCATGACCATCAGTACAAGATTAATGGTACATACCTAGAAGCTACCAAAGTTTGGGATTGGTGGATTCCCACCATGAAAACATTTGATGAAATCTGGGTAGGTAATCAATTCTCTGCAGATGCAGTTGCTAACTCTGGTATTGATACTCCTACATATGTTTTTGAATTAGGTGTTGATGATATGTGGACACCTTTTAAAAGAGGGAATCGGGGAAAGATTAGATTCCTCCATGTTGATTCAGATAGCGCTCGTAAGAGAGCAGATCTTGTTGAGGCAGCCTTTCTTAAACTATTTAAAGGCAATAATGATGTTGAGCTTACATTAAAGTATCACGGTGATGGAAGCCCAGATGGTTACAGCGTCATGAGTCTGTTTAATCAAGGTGGTGAGAGTAATGTTAAGAAAATATTTAAAACAATTACGCAGCAAGAAATGGTTCAGTTATATCACGACCATGACATTCTAGTGTATCCAACAGAAGGTGAGGGGTTTGGATTAATCCCTCTCCAGGCATTGGCAACAGGAATGCCAACTATCTCAACAAGTAGGTGGTGCTCCTATGAAAAATATCTTGGTAGTAATATTATTGAATCAACACTTGGTAAAACACAACACTCTGGTTATCACACTGGTGATGTCATCCTTCCAGACTTTGATTCAACTGTTGAGCTGATGAAGAACGCAGTTGATAACTTTGATGCTCAATGTGATTACTATTACAAGCAAGCTCCTAAGGTTATTAAAGAATACAACTGGCAGTCTCAGTGCGATAAGATGCTTAAATCTTTAATTAAGCGTGTCGGGGTAGGTATGTTTGAGCCAGTTAAGGGCATTGTTAGGGATAAGTACATCTATCTTCAGAGCGGGGCTGGATACAGCACAGGAACTGATATAAAATTCTCAAGAGAGGAACCGTTGCAAAAGGTTTCCGATGATGAGTATAATTCTTTAATTAGAAATTCTAATTTCAGAAAACCAACAGATCAAGAGATTGCAAAACACTTAGGAGGCTATAATGATCAATATGGATTTTAATAATTATCAGTTTCGTGCGGCAAAGACCGCCATTTACCCTAAAGAAGGCTTACAGGGGCTCTTATACACCTCTCTGGGGCTTGTATCAGAGGCTGGTGAGGTCGCTGGGAAGGTCAAAAAGATTCTCCGTGACGATCAGAGTGTTATTTCCCCAGACCGTCACGAACAGCTCGTGGATGAGATCGGTGATGTGTTGTGGTATTGCGCAATGTTTGCTGATGAATTAGGAATTACTCTTGGCTATGCTGCCATGAGAAATATAGATAAACTAGAGGATCGCATGAACCGTGGTAAAATTCAAGGTTCAGGAGATAACCGATAGTTATTGCACGATTACAGTAGTTATGGGATCCTATATCTACTTATGGTTACATCAAAAAAGAAATTAATCAAAGAAGTCTCTAGGTTAGAAAAAAAGCTTAGAGAAACTGAAAGCAAACTGCTTGCTATTCGTGTACAATACATCTTGATAAGAGCAGATCGCAATCGTCTGAAAGAAGAGTTGGGTGAAGAGAACAGAGAAGGAAGAGATAAAGCGTGACAACGCCAAGGCTGTCAAGAATTCTGGGCGGGGGCTTAGGAAAGGGGATGCTTCTCTTCATAAGTTTTTGGTTGATTACAAGCATAATGAAAAAACTTTTACGCTAACGCTTAAAGCTTGGACTAAGATGAGAAAAGACGCATGGAATGCGAACTATAAATATCCATGCATTTCTGTTGTTTTCGGAGAGAACTCTGAGTCAAAGGTCGCTATAATTGACTGGGAAGTATTCCAGGATCTAATTAAAGGAAGCGAATATGAAGATTAAATTTTGTTGCGATAAATTATCTGGTCATAAAAGTCTTGGCATAAACCTAGATCATGATGAGTTTGCTATTGGTGTAAATCTTATATTTTGGTTTGTTGGGATTGCAAAAGTTTATCCACCATACCAAGCTATGGTTAAAACAGAAGATCTAAGAAAGGATATCTAATGCCAGATATTATTGTTGACCCTGATGTTCTTGCAGCGCAGATGGGTGATAAGTCAGAAGAATTTATTAAATGCTTGGGTATTGTCCAAGACATTATTGAGAATCCGCAAGATTACATTGGTATGCAGGCTATTAAGTATGCAAACATCTTGGCTGGATACAGAACGCTTATGATTGTGAAATCACAAGCTTTTAAGAGAAGATCTACTATTATGAGCGAACAAGATAAGTTTGTTAATGATATTTGGAAAACAATGTACGAAGCACTAACTGAAAACATCAATGCCTTAAAACTGGCAGCAAAGGGAGTAAATTAAATGAAGGCACTAAAGCAATTAAGAACACCAAAAGCGGTAGCTCCCGAAGGTGGTGAGGTTGTAATGAAGGATCTAGTTGAGGCGATTAATGATCACTTAGCTCTTAGAAACACAACAAACTTTAAGAAAGTTAATGGGTTTCATCCTAGCTATACTAATCAGTGCGCTAGGTATTGGTATTACATGTTTGAAGGAGCAAATGTAACACCGTCATTTAGCTCTCAGACATATCGTATTTTTGATAATGGACATGCTGTTCATGAAAGACTTTATAGTTATCTCAGGGATATGGGTATTCTAATTGCTGAAGAAATTAAGGTAACTCATACAGATCCACCAATTGAAGGTACTGCGGATGGTATAATTAATTGGTATGGTGAAAAACTAATTGAGCTGAAATCAATCAGTCAAGAAGGTTTTCACTATAGACAATTACATAATAAGCCAAAAGATGAACATTACCGACAAGCCCAAATTTATATGGAATGCCTGAACTTAGATTCTGGCTTTGTGATTTACGAAAACAAAAACAATCAAGAGATTCTCCCTATCTTTATTGAGCGGGATCAGCCTTTTATTGACAAACTATTTAAAAAGTATAGGAAGTTCTATGGCTCATATTTGAGTCAAGAAATTCCTGTCCAGCCTTACAAGAGGACATCGGCTAACTGTAACTCTTGTGATTTGGCTGCTCTCTGCTGGGCAGAAGGAGTGCAGGATTATGAAGGAAAAGGGGAAGAGCCCTTCTAGATTTAATTTATGTGAACGGGTAGATGGCTAGTGACGAGCATAGGATTTGTGCATACGAAGAATGTGGAAAAGAATTCTGTGCAAAAGTTTACAATGCCATCTACTGTTCCGCAGAATGTAGAAAGATTGTAACAAATAGAAATTTATTAGCAAGTTATTATGAAAAAAAAGCTAATAAAAATAAAAAAAGAACTTGTAAGACAAAAAATTGTAAAACTGTTTTATCAAGGTATAATAAAGAAACCATTTGTGAATCTTGTAAAAGAGAGCGCTATGTAAAAAGACTTGTCTCTTGGGGCTGGTCAGAAGACAATGTTAGGCGTGGTATGGAATGAGTGTAAGATCACTTGTTTCATCAATTAAATCTGAGCGAATTGTTGCTATAGACCCATCCTCGCATTCTCTTGCTTGGGTTATTTATGATGTAACCCTAGACAAGATTGATCTCGTAGCGAATGGTAAAATTGATTATAAAAAAGATAAAGATGTTTCACTTAAATTTAAAGCTATTGACATTGGTTTGAATGAAATAATCAAGGAGTATAGACCGAAAAATGCGATTATTGAACAATCTATTTATGTACAAAATTTTGAAACGAGCAGGATTATCTCGTATGTTATTGGCTACAGTTGGGGAGTACTCAGCGCTGGAGGCTGCCTGGTTACAGATGTCAACCCGTTAATGTGGAAGTCTGGCATCGGGTATAAAAATCTTTCAAAGAAGGATACTGAGGCATTTAAAAATGATGGTGAGAAAGGTTCTCTCCAGATCAAGCAAAAGAACGAAAGAAAGAAAAGAGTTAGAAATATCGTAAGTAAATATTTTGATAAAGGCGACATCGGTATTGACGATGATGATATTATAGATGCTGCAGGGATTGGTTTATGGTTTGCTTTAAAGAAGATACAGGGGTCTGTTAATGGCTAATGAACCCTATAAAGATAAATCTTTTCTTTATGAAATGTATGTTCAGAGAAGAATGAACCTTACCGATATCTGTAAGCATTTGAAAGAAAGTTATAATATTGAGGTTACTCCGCAAGCTATTTATAACTGGGTAAAGAAATACGATTTGCTTAAGTTTAGAGGAAAAGGAAGAAGTCTTACAAAGGCTGGTCCTAAAAGAGAAAAGTCAGCGGCTCAGATTGATGCTGAGAAGCGTAAAAGAGAATTGCGCAAGAGAAGTGAATTACAAAGAAAGAGGATGGGAAGATGAGAAGAAGTGTAACAGCAAAAGATATTTATACATTTGCAAAGCTTGATATGGTGTATAACCAAGTAAGAGTTATTGAAGCAAAGCAAAATGAAACAAAGTATAAGTGTCTTGGCTCTGGTGAGTGTTGCCATATTGGGCTTGTTATTCACATGACAGAGTGTGCAAACATTGCTTTTAAACTAAGGCAGCAATACTATCTTTACTGGGAAGACAAGGGTAAGACTTTTGCTGATGAATGGATTGATGGCGTAGTTGAAGATTTGAAAAAAGCAATGTATGATGAAACCTGGCAGCCTGGTGGTGAGTCAAAAAAATTCTGCGCCTTCTATAAAGGTGGATGTACCATCTATGGGTACAGACCAATGGTATGCAGAACATTTGGCACTATCTCAACAGTAGATAATTACTGCCCAAGAATTAGAAACGCTAATGGATCAATTGATTATTTTACTGGCGACACTGTAAGAAGAGTAATCATGCAGTTCCAGGACTTGTTGAAAGAGTATACAAATGGAAAAGATATGGGGTATAACATGACTGTTTATATGCCATTGGGTGTTCTTAGCTTTCTGCTTGAGCCAGAAGAATTGATTGAACTAGAGAAGACCACTGATTCTAAATTTTGGAAGGGTGTTGAAGGCTGGTTTAATTATAGAGTTCAGTTTACAAAAGAGCATGGGTATGACTACGACACTCTTAAGAAAGAAGCTGACGCTGTTAAGGTAGAGCTAAGATTCCCCCAACACGACCCAGTTGAATAATGATTGTATGGTCAGATAACCAAGCTGCATCGGTAAGTGTTGGTTACGGATATGTCCCAGATAACCTGTACGGTCAGATATCAAAAAGTGATCTACCGATAAGAAAAAATAACTCTACTGCTCCGTCAGAAATTCAGACCCTGCTTGATGGTTTTTCTTTTGGTTACATGACAACTAGAGAATCTTATGATGAAATTGTCATCAATCATTCAATGCCAGAATTTTTTATAGGATCAAGCATATATTCAATTGGGCTTACATACTGGGAAACAAATAAGCTGCCAGATTCATGGGTTGTTGATTGTAATAAAATGGATGAGGTTTGGACCACATCTCGCTTTATGCGTGATGTATTTATAAATTCTGGAGTGACGGTTCCAGTATATGCTTTCAACCTCGGTGTTAATCCAGACATATTCTTTCCAGTAAAGCGACATCCGCATACCCCATTTACATTCCTAAGCATTGGTTCTCCCTCAACCAGAAAGAACTCTCAGACATCTGTAGACGCTTTTATAAAGGTGTTTGGCGGTAAGGAAGGGTATCGCTTGATATATAAATCAAACGGTCCTCCAGATGCCAGGAGTATTAGTAATGGTATGAAGGATCGGTTATCTCATCCGCAAATAGAAATAATTGACTGGGAAGTTAGCACTGAAGAGCTAGGTCGCATTTATGATTGTGCCGACTGTCTATTGTACCCAACCAGTGGTGAAGGGTGGGGATTAATTCCATTTCAAGCTATAGCAAAAGGTATTCCAACCATTTGCACTAACGCAACAGCGTGTGAAGAGTTTGCGGATATGTCTGTTCCTCTTGATTATGAGTGGAGTAATGAGAAGATGAGTGGTATATACGAAGGTGCTGGATTATGGGCAAAGCCAAATTTTGATGATTTATGTGATAAAATGTTATATGTTGTAAACAACTATGAAGAAGTGTCTAATAAGACATTTACTTCTGCCCAGTATATTCATGAGAATATGACTTGGGAAAAAGTTTCAAAGGACTATGTAGATAGATTATGGCAGATATTGAAGTATTCACGGGAGAAACTCTCCTAGATGAGTTAAAGAAGGTTGAAGAAGTTGGTTTGCTCTTTGTAAAAGGCTACAACTATTCTGAAATCTCAACCCTTCTTTCGTTACCTATTGATAAAACAAAGAGTCATGTAAAAGAATATAAGAAGATTCTCAACCGCCAGGCTGAGGATGATCCATACTTTCTTGAGAAGTTGCAATTCAATACAATCAAAGCGCTGCAAGAATTTGATCAATTAAGCAAAGAGGCTTGGGAAACAGTCAATATCGCAACCGATCACGGAATGATTCCTGCAAGAATTCAAGCAATCAAACTTGCGGGTGAATTAGCTACTAAAAAAGCACAGCTGCATAAACTATTGACTGGAAATACTACTGATAACCAGTACATTGCAAGAATGCAGAAGGCAGAAAATGTGAATCAAATTTTGTCTAAGGTGCTGCGTGATGTTATTGGTCTTCATCCAGAAATTGCAAATGAGGTTCGTAAAGAATTAGAAATCGCATTTGAAATTATGAATGCGGATGCATAGTGATGACCAGCACCCCTACCATAAAGGTTTATACAATGAGACCCTTTTTAAGCCTTCATAAAGGTTTTAAAAACCCAGATCAATCAATATCTCAAGGTGGTGATCAATCATGAGTGAATTTATGGGAATGAATCTTGAGCTAAAAGACTTTGATCGTCTTTTGCGCCAAGATGATCTTACAGAAACTCCTGTTGATATTCAAACATTTGTACAAGATAAAGAATATTTAGGTTTACCTCCGCTTTCTGATATTCAATTGGAAATTGTAAGACATTCTACACAAATTTTTAAAGAGCGTACATTGATTGCGATTCATGGAGAAGAAGAAGGAAAGAGATGGTATAAAGAATATACAGATAATGAAGTTATTTGTATGCTTGGAAAAGGTTCTGGAAAAGACCATTGTGCAAGAATATCTATGGCGTATACAGTATATCTAATTCATTGCCTTAGAGATCCATTAATTTATTACGGTAAGGCTCATGGTGTGTATATAGACTTGCTAAACCTAGCTGTTAATGCTCAGCAAGCACAAAGAGTATTCTTTGAACCATTTAAAAACTTATTGTTAAGATCTCCTTATTTCAATAGAGTTGGATTTGAACCAAGAGTATCAGAAATATTTTTCTTTTCACGCCCTGTTAGATGTTTTTCTGGTCACTCTGAATCTGAAGGTTGGGAAGGCTATGAAGTAATGACTATTATTTTGGATGAAATTGCAGCTTTTAAAACTGATGCGGAATTGCGTGGAGAAACAAGATCAAAAGGATCTGCTTCTGCAATTTATAACATGTCTAAGCTTTCTATTATGTCTCGCTTTCCAGAAATAGGTAAAGTAATTCTTTTGTCATTCCCTCGTTATAAAGGTGACTTTATTCAACAGAGATATTTTAACTCTAGAGAAAAGAAAGAACCTAAGACTTGGACTATTAAAGCTGCAACATGGGAAGTTAATCCTACGATTAAGCGTGAACAATTAGAATCAGAATACATTAGAAATCCTGTTGAAGCTAGGGCTAGATTTGAATGTGAGCCTCCAAACATGGAAGATGCTTACTTTAGAGATCCAGAACTGGTAAGAAAAGCGTTTATGTATGGTGAAGACCCAATTGATGAAAATGGTAATTTTAAAAATTGGTTTAATAATACTGATGGTCAAGTTAGGTTTATACATATTGACTTGGCATTGAAACGAGATAGAGCTGCGCTTAGTATGGTGCATTGTACTGGTGTAAAAGAAGTTAAAACATTAAATGGCGTTGAACAATTACCAGTAGTTAATGTTGATCTTGTTTACTCATGGGAAGCATCAATTAATAAAGAAATTAATTTTGCTTCAATTAGACAAATGATTGTTGATCTGTGTAGGAAATTTGATGTAGCTAAGGTTACATTTGACCGTTGGCAATCAATTGAAATGATTCAAAGCCTAAGGAGTCAAGGTATTAATGCTGATTTCCATTCCGTAAAGAAAACGGATTATGATACTTTAATGACTGCTATTTATGATACGAGATTGCGTGGTTATTGGAATGAGCTATTAGTTGAAGAAGAATTGCTAAAGCTTAGATTATTTGGAAATAATAAAATTGATCACCCAAATTCTGGATCAAAAGACTTAGCCGATGCTGTTACTGGTGCGACATTTGTTTGTATTGAGAATATGGTAATTGATGCGGAAGTAGAAATAGAAATCCTCGCTCCAGATAAATATTATGAAGATAATGAGGATATGCCTGAATTTGGGACTGTAAGAGTGTATAATGATAATATTGGGCAATTCGTTCCAGGATATGGTGAAACAAAGGTGGATGCAGAACAATGGTTGGAAAATCTCTAGAAAATCTAAAGGTTACTCATGAAGAAGTTATTAACACTATGGCAATGCAAATGGCTGCCATAAACATGGAGCTTACTGTCGTAAAACTTGAAAATCAAAAGTTGAAAGAATTTTTGAGTGATTACCTTAACTCCTCACCTGTTAATGACAAGGATTTGAATAAGAAATAAAAAAAATTATATATTTCTACCCTGAGAACAGGTTTTTGTATCATGTAGCTGATATCGTTACAAACGAAATAACGGCTGGTAAATCGCCAGTCCTTACACTACAAATCATAAATAGGAGAAATAATATGTCAGCATTCATGGTAAATAAAGTAGATAAGCTTCCTGAAATTTCACGAGCAGGTCGTAAGTCTGAGGAATTGAATATGATTATTGATGCGCTTAAGCAGTCAGTAAATAGCAATGCAGTGTTTAATATTGTTGGTATTAAGCCTGGTAATGCTTACAACTCAATGCAACAGAGAATTCGTGCTCAGGCTAAGAAGTTGGGTTACAAAATTGTTATCCGCTTTGATTCGGTTAATGAAACACTATTCTTTCAAGCAAGTGGTGTGACAACTGAAAAGATCACTGGCATTAGTGCAGATAAACTTTCTGCAAATGCAAATGAAGTTACTGGCGTGAAGTCAAAGACAAAAGTATCTAAATAAACATTTAGAAATTTATTCCATAAAGCCCCCCGCATAAACTGCGGGGGGCTTTTTTTTATGTCATAATTGATGCATGACAATAGAAATTGAACAACAGAATATTGAAATTGATAGAGAAGATATTGATTCGTGGTGTCCAATGTTTGGGCTTCCATGTTACGATAGATCATTGACTGAACCTTTCTTTATGTCTTTTATGAAGACAGTGATGTATCTAAAAGAAATCAATTGCAAATTTGCAGTGAGTACAATTACGGATTCTCTTATCAACAGAGCTAGGAATAACCTTGTCGCTAAGTTTATGGCTAATCCACAGTTTACTCATTTAATTTTTCTTGATGTTGATCTTGCGTTTAGACCTGAAGATATTGTAAAGCTTCTTTGGCATGATAAGGAAATCATTACTGGATCGTATCCGATTAAGGATATCAACTGGGATAAAGTTGTAGAAAATGTTGGTAAAGATGTTCCTGCAAAAGAATTGGCAAAGAAATCTACAAGGTTTGTAGTAAATCCTGTTCGTGCTGGGAATAATACAATTGAAACAGATAATGGTGCAATTGCTGTTCATGATGCTGGTACTGGTTTTATGTGCATTAAAAGATCGGTTATTGAAAAGCTCATTGAAGCATATCCTGAATTAAAGTTTAATGATGATACAGGTTCAATGAGTGATGAAGAAAAGAACTGGACATATGCTTTCTTTAATTCTTATGTAGATGATGATGGTAGATTTGTATCTGAAGATTATGGATTCTGTAGGTATTGGCAAAAGCTTGAAGGTAAAGTTTGGGTTGATCCAGCAATTGAAATTCAACATCTAGGTAGATTTAACTATGAGGGAAATATGATGGATTACCTAATCTCTATTTCTCAAAAACCAGCTGAAATTCAGGGTTAATATAAAGACCATAACTGGTTAAAAAACATATACTAAAAATTGATAAAATATTGGCTAAAAG